TGTGGACAAATCCCAATCTGACACGGGGATAAGCGCCTCATCCGTGATGTAGAAAAGCGCCTCACCACGCAGCGCCAACATGCGCCCCGCGATTGCCAGCGCCCGCCGGGTCAGCAGGTCAGTGCCGCCCACGTCAGCCACGGACAGGCCGTTTTCCCACAAGGTCACTGCCCCTTGCACCGTGGCCGTCAATTCAGCCCGCCCGCTTGTGCCTGTGATGTAGGCCGTTCGGGCTTGGATCATTTGCGCGGTGTATCCGGTGCCGGATGCCGCCCGCGTTTCAGTTTTGCTTTTGAATGGCCACATTATTTCTGCCTCCGATATGGGCGCAGCATGTCAGCCGCCCCGCTATTTTGAAGCGCACGGGCCGCGTGGGCCGCATTGCGCTGATAACTTTCCTGAATGGCCCCGCCCATATTCACGCTGTAGCTGGACACGCCCGCCCGGTCGGTATCGTCAGCCATGTATTCAGCAAGCCGCCGGAACGCCTCAGTGACGGCTTTAGGCGGGGTGCCGTCACCCACTTGCGCCGTGACCTTGAACACGCCGTCAGAGGGCAGACAGAGGCCCACGGGGCCGTCAGGCAAGGCCGTTGATACCCATGCGCCGCTTTCCCACTTCTCAGCCGTGTGAGACGCGATAGGCGACAGCGGGGGCGTCCAGTTCTCACCCTCGCCACCCTCGACAGTCCAAACCACCTCGCGCTCCGTGTAGCGGGTTCGGGTGTATGCCTCGATCCGTTCCCAAATTATCCCCGCGTCAATCCAATACGCGGGGTCAGACAGTCCAGAGGGGCTTGCCGGGTAGCTTGCCGGGGTTTCCTCAATTTCTTGCAATAAGTCCGTCATATTATGCCCTCCACCGTTGCGCCGCGTTTGTGCGTGGTTTCACGGCATGGTCAGGCGTCCAGTTGCGGGCCTCGATCTGCGCCGCCGGATATGCGGGCTTTGTCACCGCGCTAATCTCGATCAGGTCAGCAGATCGCACAACGCGCATAATCCCGCCACCGGAACGCGTCACCATGTCACCGCCCTGGCGGACGCGAAAGCCGGGTGAAATGCCACCCACCAGCCCCGCCGCCAAAGTGCCAAGAAAGTCTTGGACATAGCCGACAGACCGCATTTCAGGCGCAAGCGTGGCCTCAAATGTTAACGCCTCGTCGGTATCCTCAAGGGTCAGGGAACCCGCCCCACGGGATGCCAGCGGCTTGTTCATGTCGTGATGCACCAGCAAGTGAACATCACCACCATCGGAAACGGACGCACCAAACGCCCGCGCTTCAAATACTTCCCGCCGCTTTTCCCGACCATCGCTAAGGACAGTCGGGATTGCGTAGGGAAAGCGGCCCCTGAGGACGGTTGACCCGTCCGCAGAGGTGCGGACTTCAAGCCCGCCTTTGGAACCGCCCCAGAGCATTACGCCGCCAATCCGGTCAGGATGCGCGTTTGCAGGCCACGCGGCGCGGTATAGTCCGCCGTGACAAGTCCGGTCAGCACAAGGGAACCTTGCCCCGCCTTGGTGAACGGGTCACGGATCAGATCCACCCCGCCGTAAAGGCCCAGATAGCCCGGTGCGATACCCTGCACATTGGCCGTCATAACCGCGCTGGCCGTTGGAATGACATTGCTGACAGCCGGGGTGCCTACATGCTTTGTCAGGCGGTCCCATTCACTGACAGCCGTGCCAGAGATAAGAGCCTCATCCAAGTCAGCCCAGATCGCCGGATTAAAGGCAAGATTGACCTGAGACGCGGACGTGATCGCGTTGGCTTCCATGAAGGCCACCACCTCAGCACGGAACGCTGCCCATGTTGCGATTGCGCCGATTGCGGTTGACGTGATGCCGTATGTTGCTGCGCCGGGAATGATGCCCAAAGGCTGACCATCTGCGCCCGTGCCATTGATAACCACGCGGTCAAGTTCCGTGCCGATCACCGCGTTAAGGTCGCGCCGGATACTTTGTTCCAGACCTTCGCCCGCCATTTTGAGCGACTTGCGGCTGATAATCATCTGCGCCCCGCCCGTGTGGTCAGGCGACAGACTACGTTCGGTTGTCGCGTAAGGGTTTGCGGCCCCCACGTTGGCAAGTTCACCGTCAGCCCAGCCAAACACCGCGCCGGACGTAGCAACCGGGAACGCCAGCTCACCCCGCGCAATGCCGATCCGCTGGACGCCAAGCTGCGCCGCTACCGAGTTCGGGAAAATGCGGTCAATCGTGGGGCGAATTGCCTTCGGGTCAATTTGATCACCTGAGACAGTTTCACCCGCACGGGTTTCCAAAGCGGCGTAAGGAATTGGCGTTCCTTGGTAGCCACCGGATGCCCGCATTTCTTCGATGATCTCTTTCGTGGCCCCGTCAATCGCGGTGCCTTCGTCCAGAGAGCGGGCCACTTGGCGCAGTTCAAACTTGCCCATCATTTCGGCCCATTCGGAACCGGAACGGGTTTCAAGTTCGTCCTTTGCCGCGTCACGTTGCTCATCCTCAGAGATAAGCGCAGCGCGGTATTGGGCTTCCTTGGCACGATATTCCGTATCAAGTTCACCCATCTTGCGGGTTTCGTCCTCAGACGGGGTTTCGATGTTTGCCAGTTCGGCAAGGTTTTGGCGAATTTCGGAACGTCTCAGTTCCAGCTTTTTAGATGTCAGCATTTGATTTCCTTTCATGCTCGACAGGGTTTCGCTGCATGTCGCGCAGCAGGTCGCGCCATTGCTGGCGCTTTGGGGTCAGGGGCTTATGCCCCACCTCAATTCGGGTTTTCCGCGTGTGACAGGCACCGCAGAGAATTTGTAAATTGGTCAGCGTGTAGGCCAGTTCGGGGTGCGTTCGGACGGGTTGAACGTGGTCACACTCAAGCCGCTTGTGGGTGCCACACTGGACGCAAACCCAGCCGTCACGCTCAAGCGCCTGCATCCGCAACGCCCGCCACCGGGGGCCGCGCGTGACCGCCTTGGAATGGCGGATATGTTCCTTGCGCCTAGACATAATCACGCGCCTGAATTTCATAGAAAAACAGCGTTCCGCCGGGGGCGTGTGGAACCACGCGAACAATGCCCAGATCGCTTGTGCCGATCTTGATCTTGTCCGTTGTTTCTGGCGTGATCGTCAGACCCTCGACAGAAACCAAAACCCGTTGATCGCCCACGTCCATCAGGGCAGCGGCAATAAATTCCTCATTCACAGTGAAGGTGGCGACAAACGCCGTGCAGGGATATGGCGTTGGCGGGTCAGGGTTTGGAACCGTTCCGAACCCATCATCAATAGGCGGCAAGGGCCGCAGCAGTGTTGCCGCTTGTCCGTGCTTTTTGATTAGGCGCGATGCCGTGCTTGTCAGCCCCATGCTATTCTCCCTGTTTTTTGTGAAGGTGCGCGGCGCATACGAACGCCCTGCGCTACGGCCAGAACAGTTGCCGCCACGGGGTCGATCCGCGATGTGGAACGGCCAGCGGCCAGCTTGTGATTCCCAGCCGGGTCAACCAATGTGATCGCGTCCGCAAATGCAGAGCGCAGCAACAGTGACGGCATGGTTTTCACCTCGCCCTCAAACACTGCGCGGCGCAGACGTTCGCAGTCCTCAGAGCCGTCTTTCCAGCCAAAGCCGCGCCATATGAACGGGACACGATCAAGGCCCGCGTCACGCAGCGCCTCAAGAAATTCAGCATGGCGGAACCTATCGCCCACGATTGCCACCGGGCTTTGACCGTCCAGCTTGGTCACAACGTCAGCCATGAAACGGGCAACAGGCACGGTTGCGTCACCCATCGTCACCAGTTCGCCACGATCCGCCATTTCGATGTAACGCCCGGACACGCCGTCAGCTTGTCCACGATCCGCCAAGCCGGGCTTGCACGGGAAAGCCCCGACACATTCCAGCCGTCCAGTCTCAGACCAATACAGGGACGCCGCCGACATAGACCGCGACCCGCCAAGGTCGATACCCAGCACAACAGGCCCGTCACGCGGGGGCAGGTCGTCAGGCGATACCTCGCAAGATAGCCATTCATCGACAGTCAGCAGCACAGACCGATTGTCAGAGGCCACCCGTTCGTTGCGATTCAGGTTGCGGAAACTGGACAGGGCAGAGCCACCCCGCGCAATCGCCCGCCGCGCCTGCGCCACAAGCCACTCAGGGGTTGAACCGATACCCTCCTTAGCGCCGGGGTTTGCCACCAGCAGGCTTTCCAGATCGTCAGGCGGCAAGCCCGCGTCAGGGCGATGTTCCTGCACATAGGTGCCGGGGGGCGGTTCGTCTAACCATCGTGAAAAGGTGTTTGCATCATCAGGGGCTGAGGTGCTGATAATCAGCGCCCGCCCGTCACGCTTGCCCAGACCAGACAGGATTGCGTTTTCAAGGCTATCGCCTTTTTCCCGTTCCCATGCCGCCCGTTCGTCCAAGATTGCCAGCGTGGGCGCACCGCCTAGAATTGACTTGCCGTCCGCCGCGATAACACGGGCCAGACCACCGCCATTCTCTGAGGTTTCCACTTCCAGCTTGGACCCCCGCCGGATCGTGAATTGCTCTTGTTCGTCCTCAGGCAAGCCCTCGATAAAGCCGACCAAAAAGCCAAACGCAATTTTCGCTTGGTCGCGGTTGCGGGCCGCAAAGATGATTTCACGCTTGGGCTGAGGGGCAATTTCACCCTTCAAATGTCCAAGAGCGATGCCAGCCGACAGCGCAGTTTTGGCCGCACCCCGTCCAACAGAGAGGATGCCAATGCCAACGTCCTTTGCCAGCGCCCCACGGATGAATTGCTTTTGAAAGCCGCCCAGCTTCAACGCCTTGCCTGCCATGCGCCCCTCAGGAACGATCAGCGTAGGCAAGAAACGCAGTGCCGCCGTGGCTTCTTTGGATGCCCTAACCATGATCTTTCCCCCGATTTTTTGGGAGAGAGAAAGAAACAGTCCCAACACCGGTCCCATACCCACTGTTAAAAGGGGGCATTGGGACCATCTGCGTCAGCGTTACATTCGTTACACCTCCTAGAGGTGTGTAACGTTCGTAACGGCTATGCTGACCCGAACAAGTAACGCACAGTAACGGCTTGTAACGTGTGTAACGGCTATGCTCAGTCATCGTCCTGAACCCTCCACACATGCCCGCCAAACTCACGCACCTCATCCATATCCATCAGCTTGTCTTTGACCCGCTTGAAGGCCACACGCGCAGCACTATCGCTCACACCCGTTGTCAGACCGTGGACGCCACATGCCTCACGCCAGTGATCCACCTCGACCACCTTGCGCTTGGCAGGCCATGTGTTGCCGCTCTTGGTCGTGCCGTGATCGCGCAGCGCGTCATAGAGCGCAGCCATAGCCACCTCATTCTTGCCCCCCAGTGGCTTGCGTGTGGGTGCTGGTGCCTCAGTGGCGTCCACCACCGCGCTTGTGACAGGCTCACCGTCCTCATCCATGCCAAGCGTGACCGAGCGCAGTTTGAAGTGCAGCGTCTCAGGCGGGGCTTGATCGCGTTGTTTCTTCGATATGATTTCCCATTCGGACGTGACGTGCAGTTCATTATCAACCGCCGCCCTCAGGGCAGACGAACCACGCGCCCCACGGTCCTCATCCTTGCCCGTGTGGTGGATCACCATGACGTGCGCCCCCGTGGCCTCACGGATCAGATCACAGTTGCGCACAAACAGGGCCGCATCCTTGGCCGTGTTCTCATCGCCTGCGCCCATAGACCGGGCCAACGTATCAATCACCACCAACGCCGGGGCCTCATCCGGTATGATCTCACAGACCGCCAAGGCGTCACCTTGTCCGTGCAGGTCCAGCCCGATAGGCAACAAGGTGAAGGGCGCAGACGCCATGTCAGGGCGTTCACGCTTGATCGCTGCGAGGCGGTTGCGGATGCCCGCGCCACCCTCAGCAGCGATGTAGAGGACAGGCCCGCCGTTCACGCGCAACCCGCGCCAAGACTTGCCCGCCGCGATGTGCATGGCAATATCCAGCGCCACGAACGTCTTGCCCGCGTTAGACGGGCCGTAGAGCATCGACAGGCAATTACGATCTAGCCACCCTTTGACCATGTAGTTGCTGGTCAACACCGCCTCGATTGCCGAAAGGCTCACAAGGCGGATTTCGATTTCAGATGCACGGGAACGGCGCATTTCGCCCATTTTGATAACAGTCATTACATGTGACCCCGCGCGATTGCGGAAAGGTCAGCGCCGTGCTGCCGTGCCAGTGCCGGAATTGTCGCCCATGAAACGCCACTGCGCTTGAAGCTACGCCACTTGGCGGCAACCTCACCCGCCTTGTATTTCGCGCCTGTGGCGCTCCAAGCATCCGCAAGGGCAAAGCCCTCGTCAGACCCGTTGTAGCGGGTGTGCAGTGCCATAAGGACAGACACCCAATCGCCATAGGGCAGATCGCCGGGAAGGTGCGAAAGCAGTTCCTCGACTTCGCCCGTGGGTGTGATCCGGTCAAACGTGCGGGCCGGGGCTGGTGGCGTGTGCAACAGCATCGCCCGCAAGCCCATCGGCACAGGTGGCAAATCATCGGGAAAGAACCCAAGATACGAACCGCCCTCAGTCCACGAACCGGGCGCGACCACATAGCCGCCCTCGCCGCGTGTGTCGATTTTCGGCCCGATCTTAGACGTGGTGTTGCGACCGCCTTCAAAGTGTTGGCAATAGATGTGACGCCCCCCTGAGGGGGTATGCACGTTCGCACGGTCCAGCAACGCCGCATAGCGTGGCAGGGCCTTCAAAGACGCCTCACCAACGGGTTCGCCCGTCACCTTGTCCAAGTCCAGATCAATGACAAACAGGCCGTTAGCTGCACCGCACGGGATGCCCCATGCCTGCGCACCGTGGGCCTGCCACTGGGCAATGGTGTGAGGGTCGCGGGTGGCCTTTGTCTGCCACCCTGCAATCAAAGGGGCCTTGTCAGGTCCAGCCGGAAAGATGTTGAACGGGATGCAAGGGACATTCATGCCGCCACCCCGCAGAAATGGCGCAGAATTATTGCTGGCGCTCCGGCCCATTCTGGGCTAAATTCATCGGGAAACTGGACGGTTTCAATTGAAGTTTTAGCGCCGTTGAACCCTGCAAGGTTCGCGGCGTTTTCTTTTCCGATTACTACGTTTTTACGATCCTCAACACCTAAGTGATTGATTTCAAATGATACCCGCGTCCGTGTGGGGGCACCATAAAAAACCTTAAATTCAATCTGTTAAGTGTTTCGCGGTTTTCGTCCGTCCGACTGTCCGAATTGATCCGAGTCGGACAGTTGGCCTACGCATAATCCTCGGGCCGCTCAAAGCGTTTCCGGCATGGGGGGATCCAGCTGAAATATGTGCTGCCATTGCGGTCCATCTGATGCCAGATCAGCCAGCAATAGGCGGTCGCGGTGCTGCCCGTGGCGGACAGCTTGCCCTTATGCATTACGACACGTTCGCTGAATTGCCAGACGTTGGTCGGAGGTGTCGCCTCGAAAAGGCGATCATGCCGTCCAACCCCTTCGAGGAACGCGCTGCGCATAATCACCGCCACTGCGTGCTGGTCGCCAGCGCGGTGGCGCGCGCTGTTCAAGGCCGACAGGCAGATCGCGGAAGCCATGCTGTCCAGCGCGGCCTTGTCCGCCGCAGCGCACAGTGCGTCGCATTCCGCCCGGGCCGCAGAGCGCTTTCGCGGCTTGGGCGCAAAGGTTGTCGCGTGTTGGTTTCCTGAGAAAGCCAGATCGGTGCCGGCACAGCAATGCAAATGCTGGATGCACTGACCAATTGCCGAACTGGTCACGATTGATGGGCGGTGTACAATGGTATACTTGCATTTTGACCGCATTTGGCGCAT